TTAAGTTGTTATAAAATAATTAAAAAATATACTAAAATACCCGCATATTTAAGAAAAAATCAAAAATATATAAGGGATAAACGTTTATGCTTGGCACACCTGACACAACAACTTTTAAGGAGGAATTTTTATGTCAGAACTACCGATTAGAAAACCAAAAGTGCAAACCCAAATTACCATCCCCGACGGAGAAGATGGGGATAACTCCAAATACACACGCTTTGCTATCGACATTATGAATCTACCAAAGATTGATGTTTGCGATCCTCCGCAACTTTCAAAGCGACTTTCAGAGTATTTCACCCTCTGCGCCGAACACGATATGAAACCCGGTGTCGCAGCTCTCTCTCTTGCCGTCGGTCTTGACCGTAGACGACTATGGGAGATTAACAACGATGTGCAAGGCAGGAATCTTTCTATCCCAGAGGAGAGCAGGCAGATTATTAAAATGGCTTACAACTCTCTTGAACTCCTGTGGGAGAGCTATGCAACGGGGGGCAAAATCAATCCCGTTACGGCAATCTTCCTCGGCAAAAACAACTTTGGCTATCAGGATAAACAGGAGTATGTGCTTACACCGAATCAGCAACTTTCAGGGGCAGATGCCGCGACTATCGAGCAGAAGTATGCGGAACTTCCCGATGTGGACGGTGAGAGCGAGTGAGTACGATTATCCCTCTCCTGTGGATCGGTGTTGCGGTGTTGCTTCTGAGAACATGAGCAAATTGAAATCGTAAATGATGAAGTTGACAACTTTTAGGCTTGCGACTTTCAGGACTTTCACGACTTTTACGACTTTCAGGGGCAAAGCCCGTGTTCGCAACAAGGGACGCGAGAAAAAAAGGCTCATTTTTGCATTAAAAATCGCTCATTATTCTGATATAATACCAAAAAATGGTAAAAATATAGGTAAAAAGTCACGGCATCGCAGAAGGGCAAAAAACAAGCCCCTAACGGCTGTATATAATTATATATATAATGGGCAAAGAATAACCCCGGCGAGATCTCGCCGGGGCTTTGTTCATTCATATTTGTATATGCTGATTATATTTTCATAATATCGCCGTGCGTCTGCTGCACCTTTTTTGGTTCCGGGGAATTGTGTTTTTTTGTGTTTTTCGTCTGTTACGGTGTATTTTTCGGGGAAATAATTATCATTCAAACACGCTTCGAGCGTCACCGTTTTCCCTGTTTCCCCGTTGTAATATGATGATATAATCATTTTTTATTATCCTTTCGTAAACTGCATTTTATTTCTTTTTGATAAATTCATTTTTGCATAGTCTAAAAATTTGTCTGTTTCGCTGTCGGTTAGCCAAATTTCAAGATCACTCCACAAGTCCGGCGGTACAAAGTCAAATTCTATTGCGTATATTTCGCCGTTTATCTCGTGTATTTTTACCCCGGCGTTTTTACCGTTGCGTTCAATTTCTTTTATTGTCGTGCTGTTTATTTGTCCGTTGCATTTTATGGTTATTTTCATATTGTTTAATCCTCCATAAATAAAATTAAGCCCGGCACGGCGCCGGGCTTGTTTCGTCGTGCTTATTTGTATTTTTTCGATAGTTCAATGATCACCGCGAGCGGGAAATATACAATAAAAAATAGTACGTAAATTATAATCACGCGCGCGCCTCCGTTCGCATTATTTGATCGAAATAATACCGGCGGCCGCTCTTGCGTATGTATGCGCGCCCGGTGTATGTATAATTTATTTTATGCCGTCGGACGCTTTCGTACTTTTCGCCGAAATGATAAGCGGCCGTTGCCGTCTCTCCGTCTATATCTAAGATCACAAGCCCGCCGAAATTGTTCATAGTATACACGCCCACGGGCGCGGCGTTTTTATATTTTTCTTTTAGTGTCATTGTATTTTCCCCCGTTTTTTTGCTATAAATTGAAAGGCATTTCCAAGCGTCAAAAAATAATATTCTTTATTTGCTTTTTTCACTATATAAAAACCGTTAAACCGTTTCAAGCTCATTTTTGCGCCTCCTTATGCGATCCAAACGCCGCGCGCCGTGTTATAAATAGCGCCGTTCGCGTCTTGATATTCTGCGTTTGTGCTATATGTAAATTTATAGCATTTTTCGCCATTGATAAAAATTATTTGTTTATTTCCGTTTTCCATTGCGTAACGTTCGCGGAAGCCTGCCGCCGCTTCCGCTTTTTTCATTTCGTCGCTTTTATAGTTTTTCATGTTTATATCCTCCGTTATTTTTTGTATATTGGGAAATACATACCGCAAGCGCAACGCCCGCCGCCGCTTGCACAATTTCCGCGATATTTATACCAATGTTTACACGTTTCACACACTTGTTTTTCTTTTGGCGGGATAATTTTCGGCGTTTTAGATAAATTTTGGTTTTTCATTTGTTCCGGCCTCCTTAGATCAAATAGCTTTTTACGCCGTTGCTTTCGCTTGCTTGCTGTATTGCGCCGCGCGTAAAGTCGTTATATTTATCAATCGCGGCGCGGTATGCGTCACGCGCTGCAATCGCGGCGGCGTGCGCCTCTCTCAATGCGGCAATATGCGCGGGCACGTCGTCGACGTATTTTCTACAATACCAAACGCACAAATTTTCCGGCAAAAGCTCCAAAATTTTATTATTGCAATCTAACGCGGGGAGTTCTTCCCCCGTTGCGGCGCGCCCTATTGTTATTTCTTCGTATGTGCCCGCCGGCCATATTGTTATATGCGCGCTTCCGTATTTGTTGCCGATAATAACCGTGTGGCCGGTTTCGCTTTTGATTTCGTCGCGTATCTTTTGCGCTGTTTTCTCCCCGTGCGGCTTCCCGGCGTACTTGCTCCATATTTCGCAAATAGTGCCGATAATTTCGGAAAATAGCGCTTGTTTTGCGTTCTCTTTCAGAATTTCAATTTTAATTTTTACGTCGGTATTGTGGCGCGTTTCTTCTTCCAAACGGGCACAAGCTGCACGGAAGGCCGCGCGCGCCGTTTCTTTTTCTTCCGGCGTGCCATGTTTTGTAGCCTCTTGAAAAATTGCAAGTTCTACGGCCTTTTCCGCTTTTGCCGTATCGCGAATTTCAGCGCCGGCGCTTTTGATTTCTTTCATGATTTCTACATACTTTTTCATTTGTTTTTTTCCTCCTGTTTTTGTTCGTTTTTTAATAACCTGTAAATTAAATCTAATAGCGCCGGATCCGTGCATTGTTCTACAAGCAGCGCTATTTGTGCTATGTAGAACGCTTTTAATAGTTCTTGTTTGTCCATTTGTGGCTACCTCCAAAGCCTTTTTTATTTGTTGTTTACGGTTATATTATATAACGATTTACCGTAACTGTCAATAGATAAATCAAGATTTATCGTAAATGCGGGCGTTGTTTACAATTTGTTAATATATTTGTGGTGCGTCTGTTTTGCACGGGGGCGGGGGATATGCACACCGGGCAGGCGGCGGGGTGATGCGTTTCAGTAGCGAAAAAATAAAAAAGGCGATTATTACAGCAATATCACCAAACGAGCCACCTGATTTTTGTGCAATATTATTTTACGGAAACTCATTGACATTAACCGTAAATGGTGCTACAATATAATCGTAAACCAAAGGAGGAATTGGAAATGAAATATGTAGCGGCTTATGTTCGTGTATCAACCGATGGGCAAGTAGGAGAAGATAAATTTGGCTTGGAGGTTCAAGAGCAAACAATTAAGGAATATTGCGAAAAGCACGATATGACGATTGTTAGTTGGTTCAGAGACGAAGGCGAAAGCGGAGCAAAAGAGCGCCCCGGATTTGACGAGATTATTTACGGCGACGTAACTAACCCTCCCTATGAGGCGGTTGTCGTAGCAAAGAGTGACCGTGTGGCTCGTGACATAAACATTTACTATTACTACAAAATGATGCTTTCTAAAAAAAATATAGAGTTGATTTCCGTAGCAGAGGATTTTGGTCAATTTGGTGTATTTGCTGATATGTTAGAGGCGTTCACCCTGTGTGTTGCGAAAATGGAGAGGGAGAACATCAACAAACGCACGAGCAGTGGCAGAAAGACCAAAGCTGCGAAGGGGGGGTATTCAGGCGGTAGACCACCTTACGGTTACAAGCCGTTGAGTGGCGTTCTTGTCGTTGACAGTACAGAAGCTGAGGTAGTGAAAGAAATATTCAGATTAAAGCGTAGCGGTTCAACATACCAACAGGTTTGCGATGCGCTTAATGCGGCGGGAAAGAAAAACAGAAGCGGATCAAAATTCAGCATCAGCACCGTGCAGACGATTCTTGGGAACGAGAATGTTTATAGAGGAATGTATAAGTACGGCAACGGCGAATGGGTGCAGGGAGTACACGAACCGATATTGGAGGGATAAATGAGCAATCACAATTACAAACAGTATTTATACAAATTTACTTTCCCTAATGGTATGGTATATATCGGGGTGGCATTTGATATAAAAACCCGGTGGGCGAATAATGGCGCCCACTACAAAGGTCAAAAAGTATATCAATATATACAGGAGTTCGGTTGGGAGAACGTTAAGCGAGATGTCCTTTTGTATATCCCGCATTGCAGCGAAAAATGGCTTGAAAATAGCAGAGCAATTCATAAACTCGAAAGAGAGTTAATATATGCTTATGGAGATAGATGTTACAATCAACAGGCGAACAAGAGTTTTCACGAAGAAATTGCAAAGAAATCTCGTGAAAAAGGCGTATATGATGCAAAGATCTTGTGGACTGTTGGCGGCATAACTAAGCCCGCAATAACGTGGTGCGAAGAATGTGGAGTTACATATACAAGGATGAAGCGTTTGATAGAGCGATATAGTATATCTCCCGAACAAGCGTTGCGTTTACCCCGCGTTCCGGGCAATATGTCACGCAGAGCGATAGAGTATTGGGAAAGTCAAGGATTTAATTATTTTAATAGCTGCCGAGCATAAACGGAGAAAGTCGTGATATGGGAATATCGAGAAAAAGGGCTGTTGAAAGAGCGAAAAGAAAACAGCTAAAAGAAACGATGAAATGGATAATGCTCCCTGTGACGATAGCGGATGCGTTATTACCGAAGAAGAAAAAGCGAAAACGCAAGAAAAAACTATGGTAAAACTATAATAGAACGCCAAGAGCGTCTACCGAAAGGTGGGCGCTCTTATTTTTGTTTAGGAGGATATGAATGGATATAAAAACGAGAATCAGAAAAGCCATAGAGGTGCATGGTGCGGATATGGAGAAGTTAAACGACCTGCTTGCGGTGGTTCGTGTGTGCGAAGATGCGAAGGAACGCCGTGCGTGGCTATTTTATATTCGTGAGCAGGCGATGATGCTACGGACGGCAGAAGCATACGAGTTGATTTTCCAAACCTACGTTGTGGGCGCACAGGATTCGTTTGACGATTATATGTCTGCTTGCGAATTTTACCGAGAGCCACAGGCTCGTTTTTGGTGGCCGAGGCGAAAGGTCTTGGAGGGCAAGCACAAGATAGCAACGAAGATACAGGAATTTATAGACGATCCCGAAGCGTTGTATCTCGGTTTCTCGATGCCTCCCGGCACAGGCAAAAGCACGATGATTAAGTTCCTGCTGTCATACATAGCGGGTAAATATCCTCAGAGTGCGAATATGTATGTTTCGTACTCTGACGGCATGGTAAAGATGATCGAGGACAGCGTGAGGTCGATACTGACCGATACTGACGAATACAGACACAACGAGATATTTCCGGGCAACGGCTCCCCCGATATGTCGGCTGAGTATCATACGATAAGTTACCGAAAGAAGGGTGACTTCCCTACTATCGGGCTGGTGTCGCTTGGCGGTTCTGTAACTGGTAGAACCCGTAGTAATAAATTCCTCATCACGGACGACCTTGTGAAGAATGCGGAGGTTGCTCGATCTCCCGAACGGTTGGAGAAGTTGTACGCCGATTATAAATCCACGCTTACCACTCGTATGATTGGTGACAACGTGAAGGAAATTCAGCTTGGAACGATTTGGAGCGTACACGATCCCATCAGCCGAAGAAAGGCAGAACACGAAGGAGATCCGCGCTATCGGTTTATTGCCATCCCTGTGTGGGATGAGCATGAGGTCAGTAATTTTGAATACGACCACCCCGACAGGTACACGACGGAGAAAATACGTGAGATTAAGAAAAATCTTGATGCGGTTGATTTCAGTTGCTTGTTCTTGCAGAGAGGTATCGAGAAAGAAGGCTTGGCGTTCCCCCACGATGATTTGCAGTATTACAACGGCATATTGCCCGGCGACGAGCCTGATAATATTGTGTTTTTCTGCGACGTTGCGTTTGGCGGTGGAGACAGCCTGAGTATGCCGATTTGCTATGTGTGGGGCGATGCCGGGTATATCGTAGACGTGTTGTTTGACAAACACGATAAGGATATAACCGAGCCGAGAGTTGTGGGGAAAATCATGCAGCACGGTTGTAAAATGGGGCGGTTCGAGGCGAATAACGGCGGTGATTTCTACGCTACGGATATTGATAAGGCGTTAAAGGAAAAGGGGTATCGCTGTAACATCGGCACGAAACGAGCGCCTACCACCATGAGCAAGTTATCTCGCATCGAGCAGTATGCACCCGATATTCGCAGGTTCTATTTCCTCTCCCCGGAATTGCAGAACGACGAATACAAGCGTTTCATGGGAGAGACGACCTCGTTTAGTTTTACAGGGAAAAATGCTCATGACGATGCCCCCGACAGTTTGGCAGGCTTGGCATCATATTTGTTTGAGAAGCAGAAAGTTGTAACGGTTGCAAAAAGACCGTTCTAATCACTATATGTAGTGGTTGACATCTTGAAAAAACACTATATATTGAGTTATAATATAAGCGGATAGGTAGGTGATTTTGGGTGAGCTATGGTCGTCTTAAAATCTACTCCGATGCGAAAGAAATCACACTTGCGAATGTGGTGGACGAAGTGAGTAAGGCGTATGCGACTCATATCAGAAACCGAACGGACATTAAGCGGCTGTGGGAATACTATCGGGGTAAGACAGACATTCTGGCAAAAAAGAAAGAGATTCGTGAGGGAATCAATCACAAGATTAACGAGAATCGAGCTTACGAGATTGTTAAGTTCCACAAGGGCTATGTGTTCGGTG